CATCCATACTGTATAAATTTTACTGATTTATTTATATACTTACCATCTTTTATTATACTATTACACAAAATTTGTATTTGTGGACCATATGTCATAATTTCACCGCAGTAAATACATGTTTTTATTTTTTCCATTTATATTATTACCTTTTAATTATTATATATTTTTAATTTCAATTTTTATAATACTGTCCTCCTACTTTGAATCATCAAGGGTGTAAAATAAAAAAGTATAGATAATAATGTAATATAGTATAATTTTTAACCCTTTCAGAACCAGACATTTTTTATGTTAGATATTTTTCTTTTGGTATTTCACTAATAACTTTTGATATATTATGTTTTATATTTTCATAAATTATAAAACCATGCAATTTTTTTGTAATCTTGATTTCAATATGCTGAAATAGTTCTCTCAATTAGTTATAGGGTCTTTATATTTTTAAGGCAAATGTATAAAGTTCGTTCCTGTCTATGTTTTCCCAAACTTAAAAATAATGTCTTTGATAATGCTGTAAGACACCTGCGGATCTATTGATATATATTTAATCATAATTAAATATAGTTCTCTTGCAAAAATTTCTTTAATTTTTCTATTAAAGAATCCAGAATAATCATGGTTAGTAAAACTATCATCGTCATCAAAGGAAGAGGGAAGAAGACAATAGTTGAACGAGTGTTTGAGTTGCTTAAATTTTGAACGGAGTTTATCTGCATACGAACATTCTAGGTAGATACTTTCTCTCTCGTAACGAGAATTGCTGATGGTTTTCAAGATTTTCATACAGTCATAGCTATTTATCAATAATTGTAGGCGGTTTGCTGGGGTGATCCAAAACGACTTTATATGTTCGATTGTTTCTTCAGGTAAAACGTCTATCATACGTGTCATATCTATATTATCACTACCATTAGGATCGTTTACTCTAATTCCTACTTGTTGTCGGCTCTCTATGTATTTGGTATTTATGTCAATGATGTCTGTTTTTATCAATATAGAATTCAAATTATGAAATAGTTGTCTATTATACTTAGTATTCACAGTTAGTAGTGACGGCTTTATGCCAATATGTTTTATTTCTTGAATTCTCACTATGTAAGTTTTATTCAACATTTCAAAATAGCTATTATAATCTTCCTTAATAAGCGTAAAACAATCTACGATTTCCTCAATTTCGTCCCTAACACTCAAAATTTTCTTTATAAGTTTTTTGATATAGCTATTATTTGAGTCTGTTAAATAAGCAATGATTTCATTATCGGTTCTTGCTCCACTATTTGTAATACGTAATATTTCTTCATTATATTCACAGTAATTGTTACTACTTGCAATTAGTTTGAATGCCAGATCTTGAAGTTCGTTCAACTTTGTTTGCATATCTTCACGGAGTGCATCGTTCGCTTCCACGTGAATAAGAGACCGTAACTGCGACAATGAGTTGTTGACATGATCTATAATGTCGAATTGTTCCTGGATCATAGATTGTGTAGCCAACAAATAGTCTTCATTCTTAAATATGTATACTATATCTTTCAAGGAATCAACTAATCCTTGTTCAAGTGTTTCAATATCTGTTTGCACTTCGCTGATTTCGTTGGCTAAAATTGGTTTCATCATGGCTGTTACCGTTTGAATCTTGACGTTCTTTATTTTTGTCTTCTAGATAAACTATGTTAAAAATTTTCAATTTTTTGACAGAAGATCATTATCGAATATTATGGAATTCTAAGTGTTGGATTCAACCTTTTTCATTCCTGAATTTCGCTACGTTCATTAACCCTTTCACGCCTGACACATTTTTAGTGTTTATTATTAATATTTATATTATTTTATTTTATTACTTATTATGGTAATAAAATAATTATTTTTTATAGTATGTGAATGAAATAAATCGCCAATATTGGCGATTTACACACCACCTTTCAGGCGTAAAAGAGTTAACAATAAAAAAGTATAATCATAGAGGGAGAGAGGCTTTCCTAATTTTGAATGTTGAACCCATTTTTATATTAGATATTATAAAAATATTATTTTGTAACTATATATAGTAACAAAATAATTTCAAAGTTATTTTATGTTAATATTAAATAGTGATATTATGGTTGTTGGTTTGTTTGTGAAAGGGTTAATTCTAACAATATAAAATTTAAAATTCTTTTTAGTTCTATACTATACTTACTACTTAGATAATATGAATGCTTCAACTTAGTATTTGTTATTTTTGGAATTATCAGATTATATTTTTTCTTTAATATATCAAAATAGCTGTTAAAAACGTACTTAATAGTGTCTAAAACATCGATAAAACTACCAATAAAATGTGCATTATTTTTGGCGTACAATATAAGTTTTTTGATATAGCTTTTATCTATGCTTCCGTCAGGGTTTGTAATACAAGCAATAATCTCATCATCGTTTTTTTCTATACAGTCTATGATGTCGTAATTTATAGCGAATGCTTCTAACGTAAAAGCTAATTCTTTGACTTCGTCCAATTTTGTTTGCATATCTTCACGTAGTTCATTGCGTTCTTCCAAATCAATAAGGGACTGTATATGAGATAATGTGCGGTTTACTTTATCAACAATTTTTACTTGTGTTTTCAACGTGTCTTGTTTATATACTGATAAATACACTTCATTTCTGTGTAGATTTACTATATCTCTCTTGTAACGAAGTAGTCTTGGTTCAATAATACCGATCATTTCTTTTGCGTTCTTTTGTTTTTGTCTTGTATATATGATATAGTTAAAATTTTCAATTTTTTATACAAAACATAATTATGGAGTTGTTCGTGTTGGGGGTAACCCTTTTTATTACTGAATTACGCTAATACTTGTAGTACTCCCCAATACATTGACCTTTTTCACTAAGGGGGGGGTGTTGCATACCCCCCTATCGTCAAATAGGTATCGTCGGCGGTAGACCATAATTAGTTGTAATTACATTGTTACTATAAACGCAAATACAATATATTTATACTGTATTATTTACAACAAGTATACAAATACTAGAAGCAAGGGAGGATATAACTATACACGGTAAAACTGAGATAAATAAAAGGCTATTTATTTTCAATAAGATGGATACTATTCATACATCTTGGAACAGCCTATTCAAAATGTATAACTTCAAGTTGGACATCTTATATAATTCTGGAGATATTGTATATCCATGTAGAGAACAATTATTTCGAGTATTTGGAATGGATGTCAATGATATCAAAGTAGTATTGTTAGGACAAGACCCATATCATAACTCAAATCAAGCCAATGGACTAAGCTTCTCCGTGAATGACGGTATTACAATTCCGCCTTCTCTAAGAAACATCTATAAAGGTATTCAAAATGATTTTCCAGAAAGGAATTATGTTTTCAATTCTGGAAATCTAGAAAGATGGTTCAAGGAAGAAAAGATATTTCTATTGAATGCATCTTTATCAGTAATCAAAAATAAACCATCAAGTCATATGCATATATGGGAAGAATTTACGAATGATGTAATCAAATATATAAGTGAAAAGAATAACCATTGTATATTTGTTCTTTTGGGTAATTTTGCAAAGTCAAAACAAATCTTTATTTCAAACAAAGAAAAGATAATTACAGGTGTTCATCCTTCCCCTTTCGCTGCAAATAAAGGGTTCTTTGGATCCAAGATATTTATTACAATTGAAAATAAATTGGAATCCACGATAGATTGGAGTATATAGAACAATAACATCATTATCTATCTATTGTAACAACATAATACCTTACTTTTACAGAAAGTATAAAGAGAAGTATAACAATAATCACAACAATTAGTATTTTCATATTCAAGTTCACTATTTTCTTTACAGTCTCTTGCAAAATGCCCGTCTTTACTACATATGAAACATTTATCATTTGTTCCATTACTCATTCGTTTTAGATATTTTACAGTATTTTTATCCAACTCGATTGTAACAAATGAACCGCCACGTACATTCTCAATACCGAATTTATCCATATAGATTCTAGTATATTTATCTTCGTCGTAGTCGTCGCAATCTGGAATCAGTTCTAGCACTTTTATAGGTTTATACTTTCGAGTCCACGCAGAACCATTTGAATTGAAATGACTATTGATACGAATTTGTGGATTGTTTGTTTTACCTATATAATATTTGTTTTCTTGTAATTCAAGTATATAGATATGTACCATGTATTTGGTTCTCGTATTTGATTCTATATTGATTCTATATAGAATCAAATAGTATTTATTTCTATTTTACAAATTATAGTATATTTTTTTGTAAAATAGAAACAACCTTATACATCCCAACCCAATATCCCAATATAATTATTCTTCTACAAAACTATACATACGTTTATTATTTTTATTACCGTAGATGCTAATAAAAATAATAAATATACAACGCCATATCCCCCTTGCGTCTAATATTTTGTATGCTGTTATAAATAATACAATATAAATATATTTTATATTGTATTATGGTAACCATCTAATTATTTTTGTATCAACAGTATTTTATCAGTACCGACGGCGGTACCTATTTAATACCTCCAAAGTTCCCATAACGTTTTTACGAGAGACAAAGTCACAGAATACCTCCAAAGTTCATATCCGCAGACGGTACCTATAAATAACTGAGATTACAAAAACATTTAGATTGTTACCATAAACGCATATAAAATATATTTATATTGTATTATTTATAACAGTATAAAAAATATTAGACGCAAGGGGATATAACGGTTTTTAGGAGGGGGTAGGGGGGAACTTAGGTTCCCCACACCAAAGTTCTTACCACTTGGTCTTTTTGACATTGATCTGTTGACCGCTCGTTCGTTTCTTCGCTTTATTGGGGTCATAGGCTTCATCTTCATCATCCGAACCCATATTTTTGGATATTTCCCAGAACTCTTTTGACCCTAGTTTAAAATCTGGGTGGTTTTCTGCTTTATACCAAAAAATTTGGTCATTCAATTTATTCGATTTCGCGTTATTATTAATGACTAAACATTCATAGTTCTCGGTTGTTTGGTCCATCACCGCACAAAAGGATTCTAAAGTAGGAAACATACTGGCATAATTCTCCCAAATACGCTTTCTGTTTGTCAAATACGGTTCTCTTAAGATGAAAACATAATCAATGTTTGTACGAAGATTCGGTGGTATTCCTAATGCATACTGCATGGTTATGATAAGCATCACTTTCCAATGTCGCCCATTCATAAAAAGTAACCGCATCATTTTATCTTTTGTCCACGATTGGTCGTATAGACAATCGTCTAAAATAACGAACGCACGTGGGTCAATTGTGGTTTTTTTATATATCTCAATTTCTTTATTTACTTGTTTTAAAACCGTTTTTTGTCGTCTCAATATGTTCTCTATCAATACTGTATTGTATTCATCGTGTATAAATAGTTTCGGTACGTGTGCAGCATAAAACCCATTCCCTGCTTCTGTTCCAGATATCACAGTTCCAATAGGAACATCTTGATGATAAAAGAGCAAGTCTCTTACTAAATACGATTTACCAGTATCACGCCGTCCAATCATGACAATTACGGGTCCTTTATTTTCATCGGGTTTGAATGTTATATCACGCATATTGAACCTTTTCAATTCCAATGTCATTATATGTAATATAATATATAAATAATTATACATATAAACTTACCATCTAGAACCCCTAACGTCTAAATTATTAGTTGTTATTAGGGTTTGGTGAAAAACCTTAGTTACGTTTTTTTTACATTTTCAATTACATAATAGATTGTTACCATATATGCTAATACTTTTTTGATAGTAGTCTGTCACTATTTTTTTTGAACAAAAATGGTATTTCATCAACCTTTATATGTATGCATATGATGTAAAAAAATAGTATACTAATTTACATTATGTAAAAATAATATACAAAAAGTTTACTTTTTTCATTAGTTTAGAATAACCGATAAAAAATATATTGACCTCGTATACTTGTATTTATTTTTATTTATGAATTGTTTTTGTTTTTCAAATGAAATATCTAGAGAACCATTTGTATTATCATTGTGCGATAAACTAGATATTGATTTAGCCAGTTTAGGAAGCCAGATAGAAAGTGTAACGATTAATACAGAATGTTCTTATGAACCATATAAATTGAACGATATTCAACATTATAATCCTATCTATTCCCTTTTTTTTGAACTCAATGAGGATACATATAACAATGTATCATTGAATCATTCATTTTCAATCAAAGACTTGAATACGGTTATTGATAATACAACAAACCAAACTGTTGAAAACCCCGTTTTCGTCAAGTTCTCGCCTTTATTGGACCCTATACGCCATATGTTAGGAAAATACAAGATGTCAATATACGATAAAAACATATTACCAACGATCGACATCAGCAGTAGTACTTCACCTGAAAATATAAACCCTGAAGTCGTATCCAAATTGAGAAACGTGAATAATGCATCCTATACCGATTCTTTTTTTAGCTTCCTTTCTAGTGTTCTGTTAAATCACAATGGTTTTATTCACGGTATTGATTATTACGGTTCATTTATTGGTATACAGGAGAGATTCAAGATGAATATTGCAGATGATTACGATTATTTGAATAATTCGACGTATTTCAATAAAAATATAAATAAACTCTTCTTATTAGACGCAGCTACTCAATTGGAACATGTAAATACTGTACAATCACGTAATAATAAAGTGAAAATATCGGTGCACGATAGTATAGCAAATGTAGAAATGAACGATATTTCTATTCTTACAGATGATATACAAGATGCGCCTGAAATGGATAGTGAAGAACCTTCTATTGTTATACTAGATGAAATAGAGACGATAAATACAAATACAAATACAGATACGTTAATCGAAGCAGTTTTTATAAATAAAAACACGATGAACGGTACAGAATCGACTGCATATGATTCGTCATCTACAGAAGACGAAGTATACGATGATACTACAGAAAACGGAGACGAAAACTGGGAAACCGAGTCATCAATGGACGACGATACTTCCACAGAATGTGAAATGACGGATGATGCGGAACAAAACGTTTATATAGAGAAATTCCCAGTGCAGATGATCTGTTTGGAAAAATGCGAAGATACATTCGATTCTCTTTTTGAGAACAACGAAATCGACTGTAACGAAGGTGTTGCCGCTCTTTTACAGGTTGTTTTTATTTTACACGCATATAAAACTGCTTTTGCTTTTACACACAATGACCTACATACAAATAATATAATGTATAAATCTACGGTGAAGGAGTTCTTGTATTATAAATGTAAGAATCAATTCTATAAAGTACCTACCTATGGTAAAATATATAAGATTATCGATTTTGGGCGTAGCATTTATACATTCAATGGTAAGTTGTTATGTAGTGATAGTTTTTCGCCCATTGGTGATGCGACAACACAGTATAATTTTGAACCGTATTATAATCCTAAAAAAACGAGAATTGAACCGAATTACAGTTTCGATCTATGCCGACTTGGATGTTCCATCTATGACTTTATTATCGAGGATGATATGAAAACGGAGGATGCAGATGAGTTACAACAATTGATTATTACATGGTGTACGGACGATAGTGGTCGAAATATATTATATAAGAAAAATGGGGATGAAAGGTATCCAAATTTCAAACTGTACAAGATGATTGCGAGAACTGCACATGATCATACAACCGACGCACAATTCTTAAATCCTATTTTCAAAAAGTTTGAAGTCGATGTTGTAGAAGAGAGCGACACTGCTTTTTATATAGATATTGATTCTATACCTAGTTATGTGGATGACCCTTGTGCAATGAAGGTTGATGAATAGTTATATGTAGGGGGAGATTGGTAGATTTGTATTGAGTTTTGTTTTGTAATAGATGATATTGTATACTATTTTGTTACCATATATGCTAATAAAATAGTAAATATAGTATAATCAATATAAACATTTCTACATATTATATAATAGCGTATTATGAACAAGACTGTATATAACTTCATAAATAGTATCTATATGTATTTCTCAACGATTCCTTATACTATTGGTTATGCATCGAGATGTCAAGATAATTTTGCTGTGTTATGTGTTGGACTAGAACGAATAACCACCCAAATAATATTCTGGTTATCAAACATTGCAATGATTTACATTTTATTTTGTCCATTTTTTCTATTTTGTCTATTTTGTATCAATAATGTTGGATCTTTTTACAAACGTAATTATTATTCAGGATTATTCAAACATTGAGATTACCATAAATATCCATGAAATAAAGGTGTAAAATACATAGGTTGTATAACATCAATGTACTATAGTTGTTCAATATGTAGGCTTCATGCAAAAATATATATTTCATTATACATTATTTTATTAGTAAAAACACTAATAAAATAATACACTAATTCACAGATGAATTATTAAAAACCAGGCTGCCCAGTAAATACTTCACTACTATCTGGTGTAAACGTTTTCGTATCAGTCAATGTATTGAAAAAATCACTTATTTTATTGTTTGACTGATACATGATAAAAGCTGCTATAATACTACATACGAATACAATGGTTATTTCTTTCATGGTATCTTTCACAGGTTTCCATTCTTTATCGATATACTTCATTTCAAGTACTTTTGCAATTGTGAAAAAGAAAATTACTAAAAGGGCTAAATAGAATATTTTTTCCATCAAATTATAATAAAATAACTGTTTTTATTTTGTATTATATAACGAATAGTTGAACAATTATTCATCGGTGTCTTGATATGCCCAAAAAAAACATTTGAATATTCTTTTCCGTTCTAATAGTGAATAATGGACTTTATCGATAAAATAACACCAATGATAAAAATCGTATGTTATATTAGACCTTGCTTTTATATATTGATAATTATTGATGTTTTCTTCATATATATTCAATTCATTTTCTGTCATCATAGTATCCATTATTGATACAGTATCAAATTATCTTTAAATTTATGATGTAGTAAAATATATTATAGTGAAAAATAGACTGACTAAGTATTGTCATTGCAGTAGTGATAACCCTCTTGTGTTAACCCTTTCACTTTACACATAATTTACATATTTTGTTATCATATATGATAACAAAATTTTTGTATATATCGATTTAGAAGACTTTGAACGTGAAAGGGTTATAATAAAATATGAATGATGAGAGAATATTTGGTGAGAGAATTTTTATTTTTTACATATACAACGGGAAGAGAATATTTAATTATTAAATAATAATAAAGCATATATGGTAATATTTTATAGTACATTTTAACTCTATAAAAAATGATTTTCAACCGAATTTTGATAGTTTAATCCATCTAACTTTTGTAATCTTGATTTTAACATACTAAAATAATTTCAATACTATTTGTAAAATGTTGATATGGAACGGAATAAAATATTTTAAAAATAAATATTATCTCCCCATATATATGAAAATATTTTCTTCAGGATCTTGCCGTTTAGTAACAACAATAAATAATGGTTATGATAAAGTTGTTCCAATACATTCTATGTTTCATAATTTTATAGGAATAAATTTTTTAGGTAAATTACATAATACTAAACAACATATTCAATTTATAAAATTTATAAAGGATGAACTTACAATACCTAACGATATTTTATCAAAATTTTTAACATCTTATTCTTATGAATCTGGTTGTGAAGATAAATCATTACTTCCATTAAAAAAAGATAATATAAAAACACAATTTGATGAATGTGAATGGTATTTGTTTGAAATATGTTCATTAAAGTTATATAAAAATAATGGGTTTGAAGTTCAGTTTGAACTTACAAATGAATATAATTATATATTACAAACAGAAGAAGAATTACTTGAAGATTTACAATTAATTAGACAATTAATACCATTAAATAAAAAAATATTATTTCAAGTTCATTTTAGACCAAATATAATATACAATGATTCTAATAAAACTATAGATAAAAGGGAGGTTATATATAATTCAATAAATAAATTTTGCGAAAAAAATGAAAATACTTTCATATATGACCCAAGCATTTTAATACAAACAAATCACTCTTTATTTGATGGAGATACGCATTTTATTAACAGCGGACATATAGAAAGTTTCAATTATATATACAATAATTACCTTATAAAATAGGCATTTTAAATGTCTAAAGGTATAATAGTATTTATATTTTACATATTTTTATAATATTGTTACTTTATTATAATTTATTGGAAATAAATCTTATATTTTTATGCTTTAAATAATAACTTTATTATATATTTAAAATATCAAAATTCTATTGAAAATTATTTTTATCGAGTTAAAATGTAATATAAAATATTACCATATATGCTTTCTTATCATTTAATAA